TCCCTTGGTTGAGTAATAGCTGCAATCTGTTGTTCTATCTTATTTAATCTTGCAAATATTTCTCTCATATCTCTTTCCCTCCTGTTACTAACATTACTAACAGCCATTAGTATCATTGTTGCACTAGCACCAATAACAGCAGCTAATACTTCAGGCATTTACATTAGGCCAAGTTCCCTGTTGAATTTTAATCCATTCCTTTTGTGCAGCAATTAAATCAGGCTTTGATATATCTGGATCGTTAATTAAACTCCATATTTCTATTCTTTTGTTAATTGATTCAATCGATATACCATGAGCCTTTGCTATTACTTCTTTTTGCTCTTGTGACAAGAACTTCATTACCTTTTACGCTATTACCGTATAGATTAAGGATGTTTCCTCTTTTTTCTACATGGATGAATCAAAAGTAACCGAACCAAAAAAGAAAAACCCTTTGCAAAAACTAAAAGAAAATATTGATGATAAAGAAGAACAGTTAGCCATACTTGGCAATTTTGTTCGTCTTGGAGTTTTGATTTGGAGTGGATTTATTCTTACTTTGAATTACATAACTATCCCAGGATGGCAGCAAAATAAAATAGATCCAACTTTCATAGCTTCGGTGTTCACTGGGGTTTTGGCTAGTTATGGCGTGGAAACAGCAAAGAAAAGAGGTGATGGTACTTATAAATCAGAAGACGATAAACCAATGAATAAAAAAGATATTCAAGCAATGCTTCAAGCTCAATCACAAAACTTTCAAACAATCAGAGTCGAAACACCAATAAAACTTGTACCCGTTGAACCAAAGATCGATCCAATAACAAATAAACCTATCGATCCACAAACAGGGAAACTTACATGAAGAAGCTATTAATTCTTCTGCTATTAGCAGCACCAGCACAGGCTGACATATCAATTAAACACACAGCCTCAACAAGCTTAAAAGTTGATGGGGCGGCAGTACAGGCTATTAGAGTTCCATCTACTTACGCTGTCTCTGGTAACAATATGAAAGTTACTACTGGAGAACACTTTGGAAAGTTAACAGCAGGTACAGCCACAGCAGCAGCAACCCTTGATGTCGGTGTATATGAGATTAATACTGCTGGATCTGCGTTCTCATTTTCGGAGAGCTGGTTACAAGGTGACGCTATACCAGCTATAGGCTCAGGTGTGGATGTTTCAGCAGGTGTTGTAGCTGATATGCCAGCCTTCGGTAATACTGTAGTCACAAGCGGTGGTGTAGCTGGAAATCTAAGTGGAACAGTAGTTAGCTCTGGAATTGCAACGACAGTAGCGGGAGGTGCAGGCACAGTCGGGACGGCTCAAGTCTCATCAGAAATAACTGTTAAATAGTGCATAAAATATATAAGTTATTACTGCTTATATCCTTTGCAGGAACTAGCGTTTCTGCTGTTCCCGTTGTGCCAACCTTCTCAACTGGCACGCTCAATTCCCGTCAAGAAACTAAAACTGTAGTCAGTGAAACTATTACATCAGTTGATTATCGATCAGGATATGAATATGTTGTCTCTGGTCATAATATCGAACCACTAAATACAAACGCTATTTCACCTAAAGCTGTATTAAATGCACCTCAAACAGTTGATAACATTACATTCACATGGACATCAGTAGATGTAACACCAGCAAACAAACCCGACTGGGGAATAAAAACTGCTGGCAACGCTTTTTCATTCACAGAAACCCTATCAAATCCTGGCCTTTCAAACGTAACAACAATCAACCGAACCACAACAACAGAATCTATTGTGGAATCGGTATCTGTCTTTACTCAATAACATTTAGTCAACCAGTATTTGCAAACGCTACGACTATAGCCTCTCCATCTGCAACATCACAAGGCAGTGTGATTAACCAAGGAATACAGGTTCAAAATGGTAGCTTTATGTTTCAAGAAGTAGGTGATGGAATCCGTTGCAGTGGAACGACTCTTACAATAAATCCCTTTATCTCAAAAGTGAATACGTGGAAAGATCCATATGAACCAACGTACCTAGAAAATGTATATGACGATAGTACAGATGATGATGGTAACTTAACTAATCCTGGTGGAGTTCTATATACAAAACCAATCAGAACTGGACAGGCTCGTAATAACTTAAGTTTTAATTATGGCATAACTGCAACCGTGGCCGTTCCACTAGATAGACGCATGACTAACAGGTGCGTAGCCGCTATGAATAGCCGTGTTAAGTATTTAGAACAAGCCTATAAAGCTAAAAAGTTAGATTATGCTTTGGGACGTTTAAAAGTATGTGCCGAACAACTAAAACTTGGGGTAATGTATTCAAAAGATAGCCCTAGCTACGTTGTCTGTGAAGATGTAAGACTTGTAAATCCTCCTAATACATTACCAGATCATAAACATTCTATTTCCGAGAATCCCTCTGATCCTTTCTCCTTTCAGCGAGGGACTTTACAGGAGGCTTCTTCCCCCGAATAGCTAACAATTTCTTAGTAATCTTTTTTGAAAATGATTTAACTTGTCCTTTCAATTGCTTTTGGACAAATTTAGCTATTGGTTGACCAATAACAGTCACACCAACAACTGATGTAACTGCAATAACAGATGTATTAACAAGAACAGTAGGTTGTGGAGCGTAATTACCTGCTATCTCTATAGGACTTAAGCCCTCCCATACCGTTTCACATTTACCTGTAAGTTCATCTCTTTTCCAGCCTTTTATTCTTGCAAGTCCTCCTTTACCTAACGAACCAACAGGAGTTTTAGCAAGTGTATCTAATGGTGGGCATGGAAGTATATCTGCAATAAAATTTCCATCAATAATTGGAGTATTTAAATCTTGTTGACCTACATCGGTATTTCCATCTTGGTTATCTTTGCCATCCTTTTCTTTCACTTTCTTTCTCTTCTTCCTTTTTGATTTTTTAGGCAAAATAAAAGGAACAATTTCAGGAGTTTCTTCGTTTGTTTCTTCTTGTTCAGGTTCAACAGTTGTAGATACTCCCCAGTCAACAGCCATACTTTCAAGCGTTGGGACGTTCCCATCACATACATAGAAATTCCCCCTGGGATCAGAGGTAACTAAGTTTTTATTTTTTAACGTCCTAGCCCTTACACACCCAGGCATTTGAATGACAGGAAACCCTATGTTGTTTGGTATTACAGGATCAGGTGTAGAAATAAATGTTGTATCTATTGAAGCTTCAGGTATTTCTTTAATTGATATGTCTTCTATTTCCATACAACAAAACCCCCTAGCAGTGAGAAAAATAGAATGCTAATACTTGCTATGGAGTAAAGGACAATTTAATTTATGCCAGAATTTAAAGGGGTGCAAGCAGTTAGAAGGAATATTTGATTCCTATTTTTGTGCCGTAACTGTTGTCGTTATCGGTGTCTGATTCGGCAGTGACTAAAGATAACTCTCCATAAACATTCAAATTCTCTGTTGCTGCTAAAGATGCTCCAACTTTGCCTGACATTCTGGTGTCGCTATCTGCTCCGTCGGGTCTCACTATTGCTGGTCCTCCTTGAATGTAGTAGTTAACAGAACCAACTTCGCCTTCATAGCCGATGTGCAAGTCTGTGGTTGATGTTGTGAAATCGTCACCAGTGTATGATCCGTTGTTTTCAACATTGGCATACACTCCCGCATATGAAACGGGAGCAACAAAAATACTTGCAGCACCTACACTTATTAAAGACTTAAGCATTGTTTGTAGTATTAATCCCTAAAAACTAACAGCCTTACTGAATCATGGGGACGAGGATAGACACTTATATAAGTAGCTCTTAATTAACTTTGTTAGATCACACAACAAAACCCCCTAGCATGTGTGAGTCTAGGAGGCTTTGGTACTGACGCTCCAACAGAGCAGAGGCTAAGTTAATAGCTTGATAATGGGTCTGGTGAAAATATATTAGCAGTCGTTCCATTGGCCAGCAAGATCACTACTTAAACTACCAACTTGCTTTCTAGCTTGACCAAAGAAAATCCCTGCTAATACTGGCCCTACGATTGGAACCCCTGCCAATGCTGGTGTCACTTGTACCGATCCAGCATCAGCAATCATCTGTCCATTACTTCTACCCTGTGCCATTTTTTCTATACATTCAATTTGCTTTTTTGTAAGCTTTCCTCCTTCTCCTTGAGGGTAAACAGCAAACTGAGCAACAGATTGTTTGTGCATATATTTCTTCTTAACACCACCATTAAAAGTAGGTTGAGAATCATCTGTGATTGTGGTTATTAGCTTTGGATCGTGTTGCTTAGAATTAAACATCCACTCTTCAGCACCGTCAGGTTTGGTTTCACTCCTAATTTGAATTGAGCTATAAGGAGTATTAGAAAGCTTGGCTATATCAGGGATGCCAGAATCTTTACGAGCCAAAAGGTTCAGACTCATAAAGTTCGTAGCAATTAAACCACCGCCCAGAACTAAAGAAGTTAGACCGTTAAATGACTTGAATTGAATCATTTAAAAGGAAGCACAGAGCCAGTTGATGATGGAACGCTGGGTATTGATGGCATTGCTCCTTTAACAAGAGAAGGCAATTGCTTTTGTACTTCAATCATTATGGATTCCGTAATCTTGCCACGATTAAAGTAAGCAAACGTACCACCACCCACTGCTACTACAAGAGCAGCAGTATTGATGTAAGTAAGAATTTTAATCATCCAAGTTCATCTATATTTGCTTGTACTAATTCAGCAACTTTAGTATTTAAAGTAACTTCAGTTTCTTTGTAATCTTTAGCTTTTTGCTCTAAATCAGCTTTTAGATTTTTTACTTCTTGTGCAAGTTGATTGCGATCAGCCATGAAAATAATACAGTAACAAGCAAATTATACCCTAATTGTCTATAAGTAACCTTTTTATCTAACTTTAATCAATTTTCCTAGCTCCACCACTAAAACCTTCATTAGCACCAGTAGTGCCATCTTTTACGTTTGGTAAGTCTGTTATGACTGTATATGTGGAATCATCTGATTCATCAACTGAATTAAGATTATAGTTAAAACTACCTTTACTGCGGCCAGACTGTGTACCCGTACCTCCATTCCCAAAATTACTATTACCATTATCAGCACTAACAAGACCATCACCTAAATTACTGATAACTATTTGAATATCGTTTGTTGATGTGCCATCACCGTAAGTTCCATTAGTAGGGCCATTAACAGCATCAAAAACCATAAGCATTCCTTGGAATGTTCCTTCGACAATATTTACTGAAACATATACTTTGCCGTCTTTTTCTACAGCCGTACCTGCTTCTACATTTACGGTCGAGCCAGACCTTTGCACTTTAATATCTTTAACCCAATCATGACTTTTAGTACTAGCGTCAAATTGAGTTCTTCCAACTATAGCATGTCTATCGCCACCACTAACTGCGGTTTGTCTATACCCTGCCCAATAAAGCCTGCTATCGTTTTGGCTATAATTTATATCTGTTATCCACATAGGATAATCTATCTTCCAAAGACCAGCAGTATTACTACCATTGTATAAAGTTACTCTTGCAACACTAACGGCTGGAGTAGTGCCATTATAGGAAAAGTTTGCAGCATGAATTATCGTACTACTATTTACATGTGTAACTAGATGTGAGTAATGATCTCGGTAATTTCCAACAGGATAAGTGTTTTCTAATCTTCGCCAGTATTGAGCACCACTTCCTCCAAAATTACCACCTGAAGCTGCTGACCCTGCCATCCAATTCATATATCCATCAAGTGCAATGCAGATGTAACCTGTCGTTCCTGAAGGCCAATAAAGACTTGAACTATTAGAAGGTTGAAAAGATTCATTAAAACTACTTCCATTTAATGTATAGCTACTGTAACCAGTATGGTTTGAACCATTATTAGAGCCATCTGAAGCTTTTTGTGACAATAAAAAACCTACATCATGATTACCATGACTTTCTATTTTTACTTTACCTAATTGCACTCCAGCATCTACAAAATAGTCAAGACTACTATTGCCAGGACAATGAATAAGACCTCCTCCTAAAGTATTCACATGACCAGAACTTTCTGCTGATCTAAAATATCCTGAAGTTGTATCATTAGTGCTATTCCAATTGTTTCTTATTCCGTCATAAGCATCTTGTCTTCTAGCCCATTGCTCAGAACCATCAGAACTACTAAGAGCAACATGCACTAAATCTCCATAAACTTGGTTCCAACTATAAACATCTAATACCGAACAAATAATATATTCGTTATATGGAGACCAAACTATTCCACTGCACCATTTTGTATTAGACAATTCCGATGTTGGGGACTGAGCAGATCCAGCAGATTTATCCGAAACCATAATTTGTTTAACCCATTGAACCGATCCAAACTTGTCATGCTTAGTTACTACACATCCTCCATGTGACCATTTCACCCATGCTGTATAAATATTGCCATCATCATCAATCGTTATATTTTTCACAAGTCGCAAACCAGTTGCAGTAGCACTATACGAAGGATTTCCCTTTGCCATAGTCCACCAGTATTCATCTCCTCCTAAACTTCCTCCAGCACCTAAAAGCATTTGTTGAATGGGGCTCACAATTAATAACCTCCTTGTGTGTTAGTTAGTAGGTACATTTATGACAACCCTGCACCTGAGATATGACAATTCTCAACAGTTATAAATAGTATTGTTGCCATACCTTTTCCAGATAGCGTTCTATTTCCTGAACTTGCATCAGCAGCGTTATACATCGTTACTCCAGATCCTTGAGTAATTGTTATATCAGTTCCCGTATTTTCGTTGACAATAGTTATTGCATCACCAGCAGTAAAAACATCATCAGGCACGGTAACATTTCCTGTTGCATAAATAAATTTACCAGCATCAGAAGCAACTAATGTATAAGCAGAACTTTGTTGATTTTTAGGTATAGAACGCAGGTTGCCTTTGCTGTCTGATACCGTTCCAGCAAACGTGGCGTTCTGCGAACTATCAAGCCTTAAAGCTTCGGTTGATGACGCTGCTCCATCAGCAGTAGTACCAAATACAATTCTTCCAGGCATATCA